TGTTGGAACCCGTAAATCAATCTTGGCTGCAACAGCCGCAGTAGCTGCAATAGCTGTTGGCTCTGCATCTACTGGAGGAAGCACTGGTGGTTCATCTGGCGGTGGTTCGGGAGGGTCTGGTGGTTCTGGAAGTTCTGGGGGAACCGAAGGTCGTTCTAGAAAGGAAGAAGAGTCAGAAGGTGGGTTCTCTGGAGAAATTGCAGGTCCAGGGGAAGATGATGGTGAAGATTTTACAAAAAATAGTATATACAAGTATTATATAAGGGAGGGTAAAGAAATGAAAAAGTTTAATTGGTTTGGTTTTAGCAAAAAGATGTGGGATATTACTGCTGGATTGGCATTTACCCTCGCAGGAAGCCTTGTTGTCTACATTACGCTTTCTGGGGTAACTCAGAGAATTGCTGGAATTGCAACACTAACTGCTATCCTCGTGCATTATGTGCATGAAATTCTAAAAAATGACGAATAAAAAACTCTGAGATATAATATATATCAACGCCCGTTGGGGCAAGGAGGTGGTCTTTTGTCTACTTTGTTGAATGAGAATAATAAGAAGATGCTTGCATCTTGGGTAAGATCCTTTATCGGAGCTGGTCTTGCTGTCTATATGACAGGTAATCATGATCCTAAAGCAATTGCTACAGCAGGTGTTGCTGCTCTGGCACCTGTGATTATGCGTTGGTTGAATCCAAACGATACTGCATTTGGTCGTACTAAGTAATACCAAATTAATTTAGAGGTTAAAATGGCACAAGTTAAGAATATCCTTATGAGGATATTGGCTACATTTGCTGCATCGGGTTTAAGTGTAATCGGTGCTGGCGCTATAGCTAATGTCCCTTTGTGGAAAGCCTGCTTCATGGCAGGCATCGCTGGCGTTGCCGTAGTTGTGGAAGGACTCTCACGAGCATTCCTAGATGATGGTAAACTTAGTCTAGATGAAATTAATGCGGTGTTTTCTAAAGTTGATAGAAAGAAGTCCGCAGAAGGAGATATTAAATAATGGCTAAGAGAACAGAATGGGATTATATTGTTGAAGTTAAGCTTCCAGTAGCACTGAAAGGCATTGAGCCAGGCAAATTGCACCCAAGTTTATTGAGAGATATCCCAGGCGGCGGTAAGTTGTTTTACCTTGCTGCTGATGCATGGTTGGCAATGGTTGAAGCTGCAAAGGCTGATGGCGTTGAGCTTAAACCTACGAGCAGTGGAGATCTGTATCGCAGTTATGACAGCCAAAAGGCAGGGTTTCTCACCCGCTACCAGCTTGAACCAATTCCTGGTCAGAGCACAAAAACTTTTGAAGGTAAGACTTGGTACTTGAAGAAGGGCATGGCGATGCTCGCTACACCTGGCAAGTCACAGCATAACCTCGGCTTGGCAGTTGACATTGCTAACGCAAGTGAAAAGAAGAGAATTAATTGGTTGATTGCTAATGTTGAAAAGTTTGGTTGGTCATGGGAAGTAGTTCCATCAGAGCCTTGGCATATTCGTTATGTCTGTGGCGATGCAGTGCCTCAAGCAGTGAAAGAATATGTTGCTCGTAATCCAAGACCAAGCGGACCATTCGGTTCTGTTGCAGATCAAAAAGCTGCTGCTGAAGTAAAGACTGCAGCGCCAGCTACTAATGCTACTGCTGCTGCTACAAAGAGAGTTATTAATCTAGGGAGCAAGGGTCCACTTGTAAAAGAGGCTCAAACACTTTTGGTTAAGCATGGTGTTAATTGTAAAATTGATGGAGATTTTGGTCCAAAAACATCACAGATGGTTAGAGATTTTCAAACTAAAAATGGAATTCCTGCAACTGGTGAAGTAGATCAAGCAACTTGGTCAATATTGCTGGCATAACCAATCTTTGATAATATCTTATAGGAGATATTATGGCTGCAACTAGAAATATTACTATTTATCAAGGCGATACCTACGCTCATGAGCTTCGTATTAAAAATAGTGCTAATGCTAATGTAACTATTACATCTAGAACTTACACTGGTCAGATTAGAAAGAAAAGAAACTCTGACACGGTTGCAGCAACATTTACATCTGAAATTACAAACGGTGCTAATGGCATCGTTGTCATGTCTTTAACCGCTGCGGCTACAGCGAATATTGCTGCAGGGACATATGTTTATGATTTTCAAGAAACTAATGGCACCGTTATCACCACACTGATTACTGGAACGGTAACGGTAACTGGTGAGGTGAGCAGGTAATGGCTGGGGACATCACAACCGTTCAAGTATCTAGTGGCGATGTTACATCCCTGTCTGTATCCACAGATATTTCAAATATTACGGTAGCTTCTGATATTACAGGGGTGATTGTACAAACAAATGACACTACTGTGCTGACGCAATCTTCTGGGACAATCAATCTCGCTTCGTTATCTCTAGCGACAGCGGAACCAGAGGCGGTTGCTCGGTCTGGGAGTGTTGGTGTAAGTGCTTTAGCGGCTAGGGCGGATCATGTTCATAGTGCAGCAAATCTATTAATGGATGGAGGAAATTACTAATGGCGAATACGCTGAGAATTAAAAGAAGGGCGACTGGTAATGCTGGCGCACCTACAAGTTTGGAGAATGCAGAATTAGCATTTAACGAAGTAGATAATATTCTTTACTACGGTAAAGGGTCTGGTGGTGTAGGTGGAACCGCAACCACTGTTGAAGTAATTGGCGGTCTTGGTGCTTTTCTTGCTTTAACAACTGATCAAACAATTACTGGCAACAAGACATTTAATGGCACAACGATTGTCGCAACTCCAACTGCAAACGGTCACGCAGCTACTAAACTTTATGTTGACACTGCAATTTCTGGTGTCACACTTACAAATACAGCAGTGACTGCCGCCTCTTATGGTGGTGCAGGAACTGTTGCTACATTTACTGTACAGGCTGACGGTAGGTTAACTGCTGCTGCAAACGCAACTATTTCAATCACTGCTTCACAAGTTAGTGATAGAGCAACAAACCTTGTAACGGGTCTGACAGGGACTGCTAATGAAATTGCAGTGTCAAACTCTGGTGTCGGTGCAGTAACTCTGAGCCTTCCATCTAATGTCACTATTTCAAATAATCTTACAGTCTCTGGAGATTTGATTGTTAATGGTAATACAACAACTCTTAACACAGCAACACTTGTTGTTGAAGATAAGAATATTGTTCTTGCCAATGTTGAATCACCAACGGACACAACAGCAGATGGTGCTGGGTTTACGATTAAAGGTGCAACAGATAAGACACTTAACTGGGTTGACGCAACAGATGCTTGGACATCTTCTGAGCATTTCAATATTCTTACTGGTAAGTCATTCTACATTGGGGGCTCAGCAGTACTTTCAAATACAACTTTGGCTTCAAGTGTTGTTACCTCAAGTCTTACAACCGTAGGAACTATTGGTACAGGTGTGTGGCAAGGTACTGCTGTAGGTATCGCTTACGGTGGTACTGGTTCTGCAAATGCTTCTGATGCAAGAACTGCATTAGGTCTTGCAATCGGTTCAAATGTTCAAGCCTACAGCGCTCAGCTCGCAGCGCTTGCCGCTAACACTGCTACAATTGATGGTGGTACATTCTAATTAAGAGGGGCTAATGGCTAATGTAATAAAAATTAAAAATTCTGGCACAGCTAGTGCTGCTCCGACATCTTTGGAATATGGCGAATTGGCTATTAATTATGCTGATGGTATTTTATTTTTTAAAGACTCAAGTAATGCGATTATATCATTTGATATAAAAGGTGTACTTAAAGTAGATGTTTCTGATTTAGCTGTTGATGTAGCAATGTCAATATTCTAGGGTGTAAAACCCTTATTCTGTTATAATTGAACTATGGATGATGTAAAGATTGAAACAAGTAAAACACTAACTTTAACACTTCCGAGTGATCCAACATCTAATGTGGTGTCAGTTAGTTTGTATCATGAGTTTGGATCACTTGTTTCTGGTCCAACAAACGCAACAAGATCAAGCACTGGAGTTTATACCATCACCTATGGTCAACAAGCGTCTGGTATCTATATTCTAAATGCTGCGGGGAAATACCGAGCTGACTTTACTTACACAGTGAGTGCTGTTTCGTACACTCAATCTCAGTACTTTAATGTCTACACCCCGTATATAGACATTGATACATTTTTTGAGGATCACCCGACTCTTGAAGATGAATGGTATGACAAGTTTGATAAATTAGAAAAAAAAGTAAGAAATATTATTAATACTTTTTGTGGTCAGTCTTTTGATTATTATCCAAATAAATATCTTGAAGTCATGGGTTCTGGGAAGAAATCAATTCATCTTCCAAACCCAATAGCAACATTGAGAAAGGTCACTGCGGATCCAGGAACTAATGACGAAATTGTTCTCCATGACTATGAAGATGCAACAATGAACCATATTGAAAAGATTAAAGAGCAATACAGTTTTGGCGGCTCTTACTATGTGCAGTTTAGAAAATCAATTCTTGATAGCGTAAATGTTCTTTTAATTGTTAATAAATTTAATCCAGAAAGCGTGTATAGAATTGAAGGGGATTTTGGTTGGAGATTTGTTCCCAATAACATAGAACAGGCAGCCGACCTTCTCTTGGAAGATATGATGAATGATGACTCAATCTATCGTAGGCATGGTATTTATAGTGCGGATATGGATGTCCTCAAAATTCAAACAGGTCAAAACTTCTATGAGTCAACAGGGAACATTGATGCAGACATATTGCTTATGGACTACACATTGTTTGTTATGGACTATGTGGTTTAAATGGCTTCGCAGACCTATTTTAAATTCACTCACAAAGGTGACATATATACAAAAAGTACGAGCACAAATGCGGCTGGTCAGCAGTACGCTTCTTATTCAAAAGTAGCTACGATATCTTTTCAATTTCAATCACCTAGCACAAGCACTTCTTCTGGTGATGAAAGAAGACTTAGCCCATACCAAGATAGTATCCCAAAATTTGAAGCACTTGTGCCAAAAGAATACGATACAAATATTACATACGGCAGCAGGCTGCAGAATGTGAAAGACAGGAACGGGAATGTAGTTGACAGTTATGTTTATGAAGTTGTCGGTATACAGCCAAAGTTTGGCTTTAGTGGTGCAAAGCACCATACCGTGGTTACTCTAAGAAGGGTGGTTGAAACAGCATGATAAGAATATCTGGGGATTTACAACCATTGATTAATAAAGTTGAGAAGATCCCAATGGAGATTGAATCAGCAGCTGCGGAAGCTATGATGGCGAGTGAGAGTAGTATACGAGATATGCTTATTTCTGATTATTCTGGTATTTTTCAAGACTTCGTAGTAGAGCCAGGCAGTGATTTGAGCATCGGTGTTGTTTTAAAAAGAGGTGATATTTACCACTTCCAGAATGCAACTGGCGCTGATATTGGTTATTTGATTGAACCTATTAAGAATATTGTAAAAGAAAATTTAAATCAATCCATCTCTAAATGCATGGGGAGTAATTATGGCTCTTAGCGTTTACGATATAAATACTGCTTTGAAAGCAGATAGCAGTTTGGCTAATATCGCTGGGAAGACTATGAATTTCTTTCCAGTTGTCGCAACTAACGGCGAGACTGCTCCATTTGTGATATATTATTACCAGCCTTCAATTCCAAGTAGCGAAGCTTATTGGATGAGAAAAGACATAATTAGGTATTCAATATTTGATACTGATGCTGATCGTTTGTTTAGGCTTTCCGAAAGGGTTCTTGAAATCCTAGGAAGGGCTGATCAAGTCGCTCAGGTAGGCGGAATTACGGGGACAAACTCCAGGATCCTGTCAAGTTATCAAATAGGGTCAAACCTAGTAGCGCCTTTAGAAAAGGAAGGCTGGTATAGAATGAACTTGGATTTTAGGGTATGTAATGTCTAGCGAGAAAAGGGTATGGTAAAATAATAACATATGGAGTATAGTACTATTACATATATTGGTAAAACACCGAGCTATGTCGTTAAACTTCGTAACTCAGTTTACGAATTTGAATGGAATAAAGGTCTCGGTATTGGCAATCGTCAAGGCGAAGTCAATGCCAAAGATATAGAAAAGATCGCTAAATGGCGTGATAAGAAAGGCAGAAAGATATTTCGCCTGGATAAATAGGAGGAAGTAATATGGCAGTTAATGTTTCTAACATTATCGTTGGCGAGGCAACCATTAAACTTGGTACAAATGCTAACGCAACAAGCATTGCAGCAATGAATAACTTTGCTGACATTGGAGCAACACAAAACGGTTTGGAAATCTCGTGGGAACCAGACATGGTTGATATTGAAATTGACCAATTTGGCGATGCCGCTAAGGTAATTCAGTCAAAGGTAAAGGTAATGGTTAAGACAACCCTTGCAGAAGGAACTCTTAATAACCTTGCAACAGCGTGGAACTACGATGATGTAACAGGCGGAGATTCGGTTAAGGCAAACAATGATGGCGCAAATACAAAGACATTCTTGTTTGGCGCACAGGGAGTAATCCCTTACGAGAAGGCACTCGTTGTTACAGGTACAGCACCTGGTTCAACAGCAGGTGACTTGCTTACCCGTAAATTCTACACAAAGCGTGCAATTTCAATGGAATCATCCACAATTGCAATGAAGCGTGCAGAAGCAACAATGTTCACAGTTGGCTTTAGAATTTTGCCAACAGTAGCAGATGTTGGTTACGAGTACGGCAAAATCGTTGACGAAACCGCATAATTGTAATTAAATAATTTAGCTAAAGGCAATCGCCCCTTGGTATTTTGTGATAAACTTAATAACCGAGGGGCGAAACCCTTTATATACGAGACATAAGGATGGAAATACTTTGAGCGATAAAAATAAAGATATTCTCGCTGGCACAGAAATCGTGTTTGCGGATGGAAAGACAAGAACGATTAAGCCTTTAACAATTCGTAATCTTAGAAAGTTTATGAAGGTCGTTAAGGATCTTAAGAGTGAAGATACACTTGATGACAAAGATATTGACATCATGGTGGAAGCTGCTGGTATTGCTCTCGCAGCGGTTGACCCAGAGTTGGGCAACGACAAAGAGAAGCTAGAAGATGTGCTTGACTTGCGTTCATTCGGTGAACTCATGTCGGCTGCAATGGGCTCAGACCCTTCCTTCTAGGCGAAGAGGGATCTGGTTCATCTGACCAATCCTGGGAAGATCTCCCTCTTCTAAAATACGAATCGGAAGTATTTGTCAAAACGGGTTCTTGGGTGAATTTTGAATCACTTGAGACCCATTTGACATTGAATGAATTATTTTTGCTATATCGTGCTTGCATGAATGAAACAAGTACGGCGATGAAAATTGCTGCTGCCGCACAAGGTGCTGAGGTTGATTTTGATGATGACTGGTACGATCCAGAGCCACCTAGAGCAGCGCAAGTTCATGACATTATGGACATGAAGTTTGGTATGGGTTATGAAACGGTAAAGAAAGGTGAATAACCTTGCTTTAATTAACCCAATATGCGATAATTGTTATTGGCTGAATTATGTCTGACACTGGTGACTCAACAACACGAATAGGTATAGATGCATCGGTTACTGGTGCTGACTCCGTTGCTGGTTTAACATCTAACATTGTCTCGCTATCCCAGCAATTAGTTAATCTTTCTCAAAGCGCTACACGCAGTTTTTCAATTCAAGATACTCTAACTAAAGCATTAGATAGAACAAGGCTTAGCACAGGCTTGGTGCATAACGCCCTCGCTGAATATCGTAAAGGTCAAGTCTTAACAAATAGAGTCGTAGAACAAGCTACCCAGCAATTAAACGCACTTTCGGCAGCGCAGGCAAAAGTTGCGGCAAGTGGTAAAACAATGTCGCCAGCGCTTTCTGCGTCATACAGGCAAGCTAATACTCATTTAACTTCGGTTGTTTCTTCTGCTGATGCATTGAATAGAGTTTTAAAAACAAATGCTATTGAAAAGTTTGGTCAAAAACTTCAGGCATCGGGGCAAATAGCTCAGAGAACATCATACTACTTTGCGGCTGCAACTGCGCCTTTGTTGTTGTCATTAAGAACCGCTTTCTTTTCTTATGCAAGATTAGATCAAGAAACAAGAAGGTTGACTAAGCTTATCGCTGATGAATTCGGAACTGGTGCTGACGCTATCG